CAAGGATTTTTAACAGCAGCAGGACAGAGATTAGCTTTTAGAAATGTGTTTGGTGAACCAGCAACAGGTGTTGGTCCTTTAGCCAGTTACTTACAACGTCAAACCTACCCGCTGTCTGATGCGTACAGGGCTGCAAGTTTTGCAGATATGGGAAGGGAACAGGCAGGCGGTGTCGCTCCTCAAACTACATTTGAAAACTTCCTTACATCAGTACGAGATCAGCCAACAGGATTGGGTGGTGCTTACGGTCAAGCCTTGCAGAATGTAGATTACTTGAGAGGACTTGGAGGTAGTCAGGTTCCAACAGCATTAGCTGGAGTATTCAACCCAGAACAAGCAGCAAACACACGAGATGCTAGGGCTTTGCTTCAAGCAGCCCAAAGAGGAAAATACTCTGGTCTTGTAAGCAGGTCTTTCCGTCGCCCAACTGAAGATGATCTCTTCTCTGATTATGTTCTTTCAAGGCAGGATGCTTCAACGGCAGGTACTGCACCGCAGAACTTCCTCAACTTTGTAGCATCAAGGTACGGACTCTAATGGCAATCAATCCTACATTCGCAGGATTCCTTGAAGAAGAACCTCGTGCTGCTTTCTTTGGAACACTTGGGCAAAAAGGCATGATGGATTCTCCTAACAGGAGAAAGCAGGCTGAAGACATTTATTCAGGAGCAATGACTGAGTTTTATGGAAAGCTTGGAGAACAGATACTTGGCGGTGGAGAACCGACAATGACGTTCTCTAATTTCCTTGAAGACTTTCCGTTTACAGATCGGTTCGCACAACTAGGAAGGCAGTATAGCCAGCAAAGCAGGTATAAGCCTTCTACTAGATTCTTGTATTACTAATGACAACTGAGTCCTTTAACCAGTTCACTAATAGAGTTGAGCAAGCCCCACCGACTACTCAAAGCCAAATAGCTAGGCTTGTATTTGAAGCAAAGCAGGGTGGTCGCAGGGCAGCAGTTGCGCGCATGGCACTGCGTTCTATCCCCGGCGGGACAGAGGCGTTGATAGCGTCAACCCAACCTAGTCCACCACCAGTCGCTCCAAGAGTATCTGCTCCTCCACCTGCACCGTTTGCTCCTCCACCTGTAGCTGCCCCACCTGCACCACCTGCTGTGCCTCCGTCTGATCCTAGCTTATTTGATAAAACATTAGGTCGGGCTATCGGAGCAACAGGGCGGGGTATATTAGGCGTGGGTCGTTGGTCACAGCCAGTCACAATGCCTCTTCTTGAAAACCTTGGGAAAGCTATAGAAACAGGTGTTGGTACTGGCGTGTCAACATTTGGTGCGCTTACCCCCGGAGACTTTATGGGTCTTGAAAGTAATCTGGCTGAAGAAAGGGCTAGGCGTGGAATTAAGACAATCCTTCCAAGCTACATGCAAGGTAGTCCATTGTTTACTCTTGAAAATCTTATAAGAGGAAACGCAGCACAGGAACTTCAGGCACAGGCAGCAGCATGGCGCGCAACAGACATGCCTTCAACTACGTGGAATGCGCTTCCGGGTCAAGGCATACCTCTTCCCGGTGGTAAACGACTGGACAAAATAGATCTTGGGGTGAAGGGCGCAATAGAACTTCTGCCTGAACTTGCTCTAGGTATAGCAACGGGTGGTGGCTCTACCGTTGGAAGCCTTGGCAGAAGGGCTGCTGTAAGTGCAGCGAATGTCGCTGGCGCAGATATAGCGAAGCTTGGTGTAAAAGGTGTAATAGGTGCTGGAAGGGCAGGTGCTAGGGCTGTAATTCCACAAACCCGAAAACTTTCTCCAAAGATGGAGAGCATTCTAAAAGCGCAAGAAGCCAGAAGAGCAACTCCCAAAACCCCCCGAAGGGCTGATGCTAAAGCAGTATTTCTTGATCCTCTAATAGACCCTGTTACTGGCAAGCGATCTGTTGTGGATGAGGCGTTTGAAGTAAACCAAACAAAGGCAGTAGAACTTCCTGAAGGTTACGGTCGTTCCCCCGGACTTGTTGAAGACCTTATTCCGAAGATAGTATCGCCTGCTGTTATTAGAAGAGCCGTTGAAAAATCTAAAGCAATTCTTAGGAAAGTGCCTGCATTAGAACGTGCTGCTCAACTTAACCCTAGTACCCTGCCGGGAATGGCTGTAAGCGCAACAATAAAAGCTGCTGCGCCACGAATAAGTAGTACGGCAAACAGATTAGTTAGTGATATTCGCGGAAAGCTAGTCGAACTAGATGCTGGAGGCAACAGGGTTTTTGTTTTTGATAATGCTGATATGAGGATTGAAAACCTTCCAGACGTACCAACAGGAATAAACCCTCGCACTGGTAAATTATATGAAGCCCGTCCTACTGTAGCTGACCTTGCTCAAGACTACGGAGCATATCGTCGTTTACTAAATCCTAAACAACAAGAAGTTATGGAGTATTTGCGTGTAAGAGCAGAAGGTCTAACTGCTGATCTGGAAGAGTTTGGTTTTGAATTGAAATACAGGGCAGAACTTGGCGAAGGAGGCTTCTTTATTTCTCGTGGTCCAACTGCACAAGAAGCTAAAAACTTTGTAAAAAGCGACAAACGAAAAGCAACAAGAGAGTCCTTTGAAAAAGAAAGGGCAGTTGATCCTGCGACTAAGAAGCCATTTACTCAAGCTGAATTGATTAATAAGGGAGAAGAGTACCTACCTGTATGGGATGAGATGGGTCAATGGTCAACAGAAATTTATGAGTCTATTCTTGATAAACAGCTAGGTAAGTTCGTTCGTAATTATGTAGACCCAGTAACTGGCAAGCCCATTGCTCTAACTACAAGAGAGTTGGGGGGGATTGACCTTGTAATTGAAGCGGAAGTATTTCGTGCAAAAATATCTGCTGCTACAAGAAGGTTAGCCTTACAACAAGTACGGCTTACAGCAAAGCAGCAAGAATATGTTCGGTCATCTAAAGCATTTGATACTTATACGGACAAGTTCTCTAAGTTGGCGGCTAAGTTAGAAGAGGCTACTACCGTTGCGGGAGTCCAGAAAATTGTTCGGCAGATTAACAATGAAGCAAAGAAAGCAGTAGAGAAAGCTGAAAGAGTTTCAAAGACAAAACAAGGCAGGTTGCAAATTGCAAAAATGCACTCTGATGATTTACAAGATCAGGTAGAGAGTCTTGCAAAGTTTGAAGAAGCCCAGAAACAGTTACTTGCAAATGCAGCGCAACGTCTGGAATCTCAGCAACTAAAAGGCACGAATCCAGCAATAATAAATCGCTCGCTGAAAGAGGTACGTGAGGGTGAGAAATTTGTAAAGCGATCAGAGAATGAGCGAAAAAGAGTAGAGGGGTTGTTAGCCACTGCGCGTAAACGGGAGGACGCTGCTGACGCAGCGGAAGGTGCAGCAGCGGTTGATGCAAAACTTGCGGGGAGAGACTTAGCAGATGCAGAAATCCCAAAAAATGCAGATGCTGCGTTTGTAAAAGCCCGTGGAGAATTTACGAAATTTAGAGGGCAAGTAAATGCTCGTATGAGGGAAATGGAAAAGGCAGGAAAAAGGTCTGAAACAGCAAGGCGTAGGCTTGCCCAATCTGAACGGAAGATAGCAAGCCTTGAAAGGCAATTAGAAAGCTTAAAATCTAAGATTGACGAAAATGTAAAACAGCGAAGCAAAGAAAGAACTCGTGCTACAGATACAGGGTATAGAAGTATAGATAACAACGTTTGGTTCGACCCCGCTGATCTTGAAACGATCAGGCGCACGGTACAAGGAATGAAACCCTTGTCAGGCAAAGGGTCAGAGATTCTTCGGGTTGCAGGTACTTACCAAAGTATAAGACGAGCAATAGGTGCAACATTAGATGACTCTGCTGTCAGTATTCAGGGTAAGTTGGCGCAGTTTGCCCACCCCCGCGAGTTTGCTGCTGCTTGGAAAGATCATCTTCAGTCATTGATCGGTAAGCCCGGACGCAAAGGCACGAAGTTGCAGCGTGAGTCAATGGCAGACAACATCAGGAAATTTGACAAAGAGTCTCAGGCTGCTGGCGCGCCAAGTTCTCACGAAATAATTGACCGCATGGGTATTAGGCATGGTGGAGTAGATACAGAAGTTACTCTCCGCCCAGAAGGCATTACTGGAACATTAGGTAAAGCCCCGCTAATTCGCAGGGCTAACGAAGCCTTCGGTGCCTTCGGTGACATTCTGCGACTTAGGGTTGCCCGTACAGAGATCATGGAATACATGAGGATGTCAGGGAAGACATTCGACGAACTTGTTGCAGATGGAACAGCGCTCAAAATTGGAAATAGCGTAAACGGTATTACGGGCTGGACACCAAACGGCGTAGCTGGTGTATTTGGTGACATGCTTTTGTTTGCACCAAGATTCTTTAGAGCAAGAATTGAAACGCTACATCGTGCAACAAAGGGCATGGATGTTGACTTCATGATTGATGCGCTGCCGTTCGACAGGCAGATTAGACGGAACCTAAATATCAATCATGGGATTAGGAACAGTGTTGACGTAGATCAGTTGATTGCACGTAGGGCTGTAATGAAATTGATATCAACAGGGACGCTTATTACAGTTGCAGCAAACGAAGTTTTGGGTCAGGAAACAGATTTCCAGCTAATGAGAAATGGCAGAATGAATCCAAACTTTATGTCTGTCAGGCTAACTAAGCTTGGTGCGCCTAGAGACTGGAACATTTTCGGTCCCTACAAATCAATGGCTGCGCTTCTGCTAGCGTCAGGCGGGGCTGGCTGGGAGAAAGAACCTCAGAAGGCATTAGACGCGTGGCTCAATTTGTCCTCTCCAATCGCTGGAGATATTTTTGAGTTTCTGAATTTCCGAGCATATGGTGAATCTCGATTTGGCGAAACTCTTGGTGAGTACATAGCAGAAAGTCACATTCCGTTTGCGCTTCAGGAAGTGCCTAATATCATCAAGGAAACTACAACAGGCAACCCGAAGGACGCTTTTGGCGGGGGGCTTTCAATAGGTCTTGAAATTCTCGGTGAGCAAAGCCAGCCTCTTTCCCGGTCAGATATTTTGCAGGATCACGTAGCTGGTTTGTTTAGGGCAGGGAAGATTTCTGCTGAGAACTATGAAGACCTTGAGCCTTACGAAAAGAACGATGTCAAAGACGCTCTTGTTGCAGAACTAGAAAAGTTTGAGATTGAGAGTGCGACTACTGGTAAACCTTTCAGACGGTTCTTTGCAACAATCGACATCATCAACAGGCGAAGAGACTCACAGCTTCAGGAGGCTCTGGTCTTCTACAATGCAGGTCGCCGCAGTGATGGTAGTGAATATACCAAGCGTGATTTTATAGATGATTACTTCGATATTCTTGACGATGCACGAGAGCGCAAGGATCAAGTAGAAGAAACCCTTGGTGTTGAGTTTAAAGAACGAGTTCCTGCCGATGACGATCTTGAGGCACAAGCCCTTGATGCTTGGTACGACGCTTCATCTAAGTCAGTGACAGCATCAGGTAGCTACTTGCCAGATAAACTAAATGGGCTGCGAAATAAAGTTCTAGCAGATTACCCCGATCAAGTTGATTACATATATCGCAACACCAACGATATGCCGTTACCTGCGGGGTTCTTGGAAGCATTAGATCGTGCTGGATTGAAATCGACAGTGAAAAAGATCATGCGTTCTCAGGCATCTAGGGAAGTATTAGGCGCGCCGCCACAGCCGATAGTTCCTTCTGACACCCTTATACCCGCAGAGCAGCCTGCAATGGGAGGGGTTGGCATTACTCCTATGCCTAGTCCGTTAGGTAGCAATCCTGCTTTGCAAGGACTGCTGAAACCGACCTTTGTTGCTCAATAAGCAACTGATGCTTTATTATTTGTGGAACCTAAACATTAAGTGTGCCATCTAACGGTGTCATATTTTGGAGCGCAAGCATGGTTACTGAGACAAACGATCTAGGATCTGAATCTACGGTAGAAGTTACCGAGGTTCCGTTGAATCCTTCCGATAGTGGCGACATTTTACTTGTTGACGAAGTAGAAAAACCTGCCGCAGATATCACTGAAGATTTAACGGAAACGGTTGACCCCCCTATCGAGGTTGTTCCTGAAACTGAACCTCAAGCCAACACTGAAGAACAAACAGGTACTACAGAACAAGCAGGTACTACAGAACAACCGAATCCAGAGTTACGCAAGTATCAATCTGCTACCGATAAACGAATAGCAGAGATGGAAACGCAACTTCAAAGTGAAAGAGCGGCGCGCACAAGAGCCGAACAGATTCAGAACACTAATACGTTAGATGCTGAAGTAAACGCATATGGCAATCAGCTAGCCCAAAGATTTATAGATCAAGGGCTGGATGATGCGACCGCAACGCAAATGGCTCAACAGCAAACTGCTCTTGCTAAAGAAGCGTTTCTTGCTAAACAACAAGCGAATCAGGTGATGGGTCAATCTCAGCAAATGCAGGCTGAGTTAAATACTCGTACTCAACTTGCTAAAGCATATGAACTTTCAACTCAATATGGAGTTGCATATGCAGAGATACAAGACTTGCCTGACCCTGTAACTATGGAAAAGCATGCAAAAGCTTTGTCACGAATTAACAAGCTAGAACAAAGAGTTCAGCAAGTTACTCCGGGTCAGAGTTTGAACAGCGCGAATCCAGCGGCAGATGTAGCACCTACTAATTCTGAAAACGTCTTAGATAGATACAACGCAGGTGATCCTGCAATAACTACAGAAATGGCAAAGATGGCTTCTAAGAAGCTTGGCTATTCCATTTTTGATTGAGGTAAATAAACATGGCAGTACAAACGAGTACATCTGGAAATCTCCAGAACATGTCTCGTATCATGCTTGCACAGGCACGATACACGGAGGAGCATAATGCTCCGATGCTTGGACTCATTGAGCAGTTCAATCTTGGTAAGGGTGAGTACAAACTAGAAATCCCTAAAGTTGCTCAGATGGATGCGGAAGACCTTGCTGAAGGTCAGGACATGATCGACAGTGAGGACATTGATGTCTCAACTGTTACAGCAACTACAGCGGAAGTTGGTCTTAAGGTAATTATTACCGACACTCTTCTTCGACAGAACAACGAAGATGTGTACAAGATCATTGGTCGCCAGATGGGTGACGCTATGGCTCGGAAGAAGGACAATGACATCATTGCCCTGTTCCCTTCCTTGAATGGCGGTACTGTTCTTGGTGCTGATGGGGCTAACCTTACTCTTGCTTTTGCATCTGCACTTATTGCAACTGCAAAATCAGGTAAATTTGGTACTGATCTTTTTGTGGTTCACCACCCTAACGCTATCTGGAAGCTTGCAACTGATGTTGGCAATACTCTTGCTACATACCCGTTGCCTGATGCTTTCAACAAGCCAGCAGTAAAAGATTATTACTCTGGCGTGAAGCTTTCGGGTGTTCCATTCTTTGAGGATGGAAACATCGCCAAGATTGGTACGACTGATTCTGGTTACGGAGTAATTGCTGATAAGACTGCTATGGGGCATTTGTCCGCAAGTGGTCGTTCAGAAGAGCGCGAGCGAGATGCTTCGCTTCGTGCATACGAGGTTGTTATTACTGAAGACTATGCAGTCTTTGAAGTTGATGACACCCGTGGTTCTTCAACTCGACAAGAAATTCTCGATCCAGTAACAGCCTAGCTAATAAATAATTCAAGGGGGTTTTTGATAATGGTTTCTAGGCAAAATAGAATTGAAATGTCCGTAGGTGGTGTAAAAAAAATCACATTATGGAAACAGTCAGTTGTTGAAGGAGAGGAAGTTTGGGAAGAATGTCCAAACTTACCAAAACCTTTTCTTCAAAAGATTTTATCTAGAGGCTTTGTTGAAAGCCCCCCTGAATCTAAACCTGAAACTAAACCTGAAATTAAAGTAGAGGAGAAGGTCGAAACCTTTTCGGAAGCTATAGCATCAGGTAAGCTAGACACAGATGTCCGTATAAAGAAAAAAATAGGACAATCTAAAAAGGTGTAACGATAGACCGAGCCTTTAACATCGGACTATCGCAGGGCTTAGAACCTGTACAAAACTTAACCCCTAG